CAGTTGAGCGTCAGTAAGAAATGGAATTCTATGATGAAGTCTGTTCAGATTGACGATGGTAAAGGCGGATTTGCTGTGCCTCCTATGCATGGGGTAGTGTATACACTTCAATCAAATCTACAAAAGAACGATAAAGGTTCTTGGTATGGTTGGGTAGTAAACATGGACAGAATCATGGGACAAAAAGATAAGACTTTGTATTTAAATGCAAAGGACTTCTCTGGAAACGTCTCAAAAGGAAACGTGCAAACAAAAGCTGATGTGGAAGAGACATCACAAACTAAAACACCGTTTTAGTTTTATGAAGGGGAATCGAGAGGTTCCCCTTTACAAATTAAATAGAAATGATAATGAAGACAGCAAAATTTAAAAATATATTTGAAGGATTAAAGATAGCATATGGGCAATACCAGAAAGGCGAAAGAAGTGAAAACGGAAAACAACAAGGCAAGGCATTCATTGTTCGAAAGAATGTTAGCGATGATTTGTGGGAGAACCATTTACAGGGAAAAGGTCCGGCTCTGGGCATCATCCCCATTCGTGAGGACAACACGTGTCGTTGGGGCTGTATTGATATTGATAGTTACAATCTCGACCACAGCGGCCTCATTCAAAGCATACGCAATCTTAATTTCCCCTTAATAGTTTGCCGTTCTAAATCAGGCGGCGCACACGTATTTTTATTTACAAAAGAATTTATCTCTGCAGCTCTTATGCAGAACACTCTTAAAAAAATTTCAAAAGTTTTAGGATACGAAGGATCTGAAATATTTCCCAAACAAACAGAAATACTTGTGGAACGTGGGGACACAGGTAACTTCTTAAATTTACCCTACTATAATAGAACGAAAGGATTACGTTATGCTATCAACGATAGTGGCTCCTCTTGTACACTTGAGGAATTTTATGAGCTCTATGATGTTTATGCGTGCACAGAAGCACAAGTCAAAGACATTAAAATTGAAGAGAAAAAGATAGAAGAAGCTTTTCCTAGTGGACCTCCTTGCTTAAATAAACTGGCATCAGTTGGTTTTGGTGAGGGGTCAAGAAATAATGCATTGTTTAATATTGCAGTCTATTACAAACAAGCACACCCAGATAGTTGGGAAGATAAAATTGTAGAAGCTAATTTAAAATATATGGAACCCAAGTTAAGTAATAGTGAGGTCCAACAATTAATTAAGTCTGTAAATAGAAAAGGTTATGACAAGTATAGATGTAAAGACGCACCAATTAACGCGGTCTGCCAATCAGGTTTGTGTAGAACAAAACGTTTTGGTGTAGGCTATGGTGAAGAAGAAATGCCTGTGCTAGGTAATCTTACTAAATACAAATCAACTCCACCTCAATGGTTCTTAGATGTAAGTGGAACGCGGATCGAATTAAAATCAGAACAATTATATAGTCCACCCTTATTTGCATTGGCTTGTTTAGATCAAGCAAACTTAGTCGTGCCTGTACCTAAACCAAAAGATTGGAAACAATATTTTTTAAAACCAATGATGCAAAACTTACAAGAAGTAGAACCACTAGAGTCTTTAGATCCAATGAATCAAATTACAGGGTTACTACAAGACTGGACTACAAATAGACAATCAGCAAGAACAATGGATGACATATTTAATAAGCTACCTTTTACAGAAGAAGGTTTTACATATTTTAGAATGGACGATTTTTTTGCATTTTGCAAAAAGAATAATTGGGATCAAGACAAAACTAAAACAGGTAATCTTATAAAAAGATTAGAAAATGTTTTTGTAGATGAGGTCAGGATACCAATTAAAAAACAATACCCAAGACTCATCAAAATAAAAACTATGAAAAAAGTAGAGACAAGTATATCTAAAGTTCAGTATCACAAGGAGGCATTTTAATGGCAAAGATAAAAAAAATTGGTATTAATTGGCATTTAAGATATCAATTAGAAAAAGGAAGAGCAGAGATATTACAAATGAAAGTAGAAATATTAAGAAAAAGGTTAGCAAAATATGAAGACTATAATACTAGGCCCCCCAGGGACAGGAAAGACGACAACGTTATTGAACTTAGTCGATCAATTCATTCAACAGGGGATTAGGCCAAAACAAATAGGATACTTTTCTTTTACAAGAAAAGCAGCAAGAGAAGCAGCAACAAGAGCAGCTGAAAAGTTTGGTCTTGATGCGGAAAAAGATTTAGAAAATTTTAGAACCTTACACTCTTTTGCTTTTAGTCGTTTAGCTATGACTAAAGAAAAGATGATGACGAGTGATGATTACAAAGAGTTTGGTAAGATGGTAGGCATACCAATCAAAACAGGCAAGCATTCAGAAGAGGATGGTACATTTAATTCGGATAATGAATATCTAACCATTATGAATACGGCTAGGGTTAAACGTATGGACTTATTAGAGTATTATGACTCCAGACAAAACATATTAGATATTGAAAGAGATACACTTTATTTATTATCTGAAGAACTTAAAAGATATAAAAAAGAAAAAAGATTAAAAGATTTTACAGACTTATTAGAAGAATTTATTACACAAGAAAACAAACCAAGCTTTGAAGCATTGTTTATTGATGAAGCACAAGATTTATCTTTAATACAATGGGAAATGGTTAGATCTATGTGGGCCAATGCAAAGAAAACATACATAGCTGGTGATGATGACCAAGCAATATTTAAATGGGCAGGTGCAGATGTAGATCACTTTATAGCTTTGAAAGAAGAAGTTAATGATATTAAAGTGTTGGATCAGTCTTATAGAATACCTGGTGGACCTATCCATGAGCTATCACAAAAGATAATTAGTAAAGTACAAAACAGATTTGATAAAGATTATAAACCTAGAACTGAACATGGAATACTTAAAAGATATTCTGATGTTACACAGGTTGATATGTCAAAAGGGAACTGGTTGGTCTTGTCTTCAGCCAATCATTTCCTTGATGATGTAAAAGATTTGTGTGAGTTACAGGGTTGGTACTATCAACATAGATCTATTAACTCGGTGCCATTAAAACTTTTAATAGCTTTAAATAATTGGGAGAAGTGGCGTAAAGGAGATACGTCTTTAGGTACTATAGAAATAAAAAATATATATGAATACTTGGGTGATAGAGTCTTGCCTGGTTTTAGAAAAGGTAAAACTTTGCACTCTGACACAAAATATTTAATTAGAGACTGTAAAGCCGAACATGGTTTAGTTACTACAGATGTTTGGTATGAAGCTTTTGATGGTTTAGATACCATCACAGAGAACTACATTCGTAATATGCGGGCGAATGGAGAACAGATAAATAAAAATCCGCGTATCATTATGTCAACAATACATGGAGCGAAGGGAGGTGAAGCCGATAACGTTCTGCTTATGCAGGACCTAACTAATGCAGCGTTGGAAACGATGAGTCATGATCCAGATGAATTACATAGATTATTCTATACTGGAGCGACGCGCGCGAAGCGTGAATTGCATGTGTTAGATCCAAAGAATTTTGATCGAGCTTATATATTATGAGTAAATTTATTTTAGATATACATGTGAAAGGTAAAGAAGCAGAAAACTTAGCACAGATATACTTTTTGAAAAAAGGTTATCACGTGTTTAATAACGTAAGTCAACAAGGTTGTATTGATATGGTTGTAGTAAACGATAAAAATAAAACCATGAAGATAGATGTTAAATCTGTGTGCAGAAGAAAACGTGATGGGTGGAAGATTAATAGATCTAGAACACCTTTACAAAAAAAATTAGATGTAAAAATATTATATGTCGACACAGACAAGAAGGAGTGTTACTTCTATAAAAAAGATAAAAATCATCTAAGAAGAAGAACGAAAGTAGAAAAAATATGAAAAGTCTTAAAAAACAAATAGGTGGTTCACACTACCGAAATTTTGTCATTCAGCCAGCAGAATTTATAAACAAGAATAGGTTGCAATTCGCGGAGGGGAACGCTATAAAGTATATATGTAGGCACTCTCAAAAGGGAGGAATACAAGATATAGATAAAGCAATACATTATCTAGAAATGGTAAAGGAGAGAGATTACAAGTGAGAAGCACACAAATACCTCTGTTCACCCCTGAAACAGAATGGGTTATGCCAGATGAATTAAAAGATCTGCGCGGAGCCAAAGAAATAGCAATAGATTTAGAAACTAATGACCCACACCTAAAAGACTTGGGATCTGGTAATGTGACAGGAAAAGGGCACATTGCTGGCGTTGCGGTGGCCGTAGAGGGCTGGTCAGGCTATTATCCGATACACCATGAGCAAGGTGGTAATATGGATAAAAAATTGGTCTTAAATTGGTTGAAAGACCTGTTTAATCAAGAGGATACAACCTTCATTTTTCACAATGCTATGTACGATATTTGCTGGTTAAGGTCAGTAGGACTGACCATTAAAGGACCCATAATGGACACTATGATTGCTGCGTCTTTGATTGATGAAAACAGAATGTCATATCAATTAAATGCTCTTTCTAAATTTTATGTAGGCATAGGTAAAGATGAAAAGATTTTATTAGAAGCTGCAAAAGAATATGGTTTAAATGCTAAAGCAGATATGTGGAGATTACCACCAATGTTTGTAGGTCAATATGCTGAACGTGATGCAGAAGCAACTTTAAAACTTTGGCAAAGATTAAAAGTAGAACTCTACAATCAAGAATTAATGGACATATTTAATTTAGAAATAAAATTATTTCCTTGTCTTGTTGATATGAGATTCAAAGGAGTAAGAGTTGATTTAGAAAAAGCACAAAATATTAAACAAAATTTAATCAAAAGGGAAGAGAAAATATTACATAGAATAAAAAAATTAACTGGTGTTGATGTAGAAATTATGGCAGCCAGATCTATTGCAAAAGCTTTTGATAAGTTAAAACTTCCGTATGATAGAACTGAAAAAAGTAAAGAACCAAGCTTTACAAAAAACTTTTTACAGAACCATCCACATGAATTAGCAAAATCAATTGCTGAAGCAAGAGAATTAAACAAAGCTCACACAACTTTTATAGATTCAATAACTAAACATGCAGTTAATGGTAGAATACATGCAGACATAAATCAAATTAGATCAGACCAGGGTGGTACAGTTACGGGTAGATTTAGTATGAGTAATCCAAACCTACAACAAATACCTGCAAGACATCCTGAACTTGGTCCAATGATTAGATCTATATTTATTCCAGAAGAAAAACATGTTTGGGGTTCATTTGACTACTCACAACAAGAGCCAAGAATTTTAGTACATTACGCAAAACTACAAAATTTAGAGGGAGTTGATGAAATTGTAGACGCATACAACGCCGGAGACGCTGATTTCCATCAAGTCGTGGCCGACATGGCGGGCATAGAACGAAAGCAAGCCAAGACAATTAATTTAGGTCTGATGTA